GGCATTAACAAGAATAGCAAACATAGCAAGCACAATTCCTGATGATTCGATTCAGAATGTTAAAATGTCTAACATTGTTCAATCGAAAAACATAATTATCAATGGAGATATGAGCATTGCTCAAAGAGGAACTTCAACTGCATCAATTACTGGAAATGGTTATCACACAATAGATAGATTTAATACTATAAACACAACTCTAGGAACTTGGACACAATCACAAGACACAGATGTTCCTAGTGGATATGGCTTTGCAACATCTTTAAAAATGGATTGTACTACTGCTGATGCTTCTCCTGCTTCTGGAGATAGATTAGATATTCAACAAAAATTCGAAGGTCAAAATTTACAATATTTAAAAAAAGGAACTGCGTCAGCAGAAAGTTTAACACTTTCATTTTGGGTAAAAGCAACAAAAACTGGAACAAATATTTGTGAATTATGGGATAGTGATAACGTAAGACAAATTTCACAAGCCTATACAATTTCATCATCAAATACTTGGGAAAAGAAAACTTTAACTTTTCCTGGAGATACTACTGGTGCTTTAGGTAATGATAATGGAAATAGCTTACAAGTAAGCTGGTTTCTTGCAGTTGGAAGTAATTATTCATCTGGAACTTTATCAACTACTTGGACATCAAATACAAATGCAAACAGAGCAGTAGGTCAAGTTAATCATGCCGATAGCACATCAAATAATTTTTGGCTAACTGGAGTTCAATTAGAAGCTGGAACATCAGCTTCCGAGTTTGAATTTTTACCTTATGATTTAAATTTAACAAGATGTTTAAGATATTATTATTTAGTTGCTAGTGGTAGTGGAATTAATATTAATTTTATTATTTATAATACAGCATCAAATACCAATAGTAGAGTTCAATTCTCAACTATTATGAGAGCAAATCCAACTTTAGATATTACAACTGGAACAGGATATTACAGAGCATATAGAGGTGGTGGCTCAGATGACATTACTGCTTTTACTCTTGATACAGCAAGAACAAATTATATGTATTTTTATGATGCTAGTACATCAAGTGGAACTATTGGTTATGGTGGGATATTAAATACTAACAATTCAAGCTCTTATATAGCAGCAGATGCGGAGTTATAATTATGATTGATACAGTAACAAAAAACTATAGTCCAGACACAAATGAATTTTCAAGTTACCAAGTAACTTATGTAAATTCTAATAGACAAAAATCTGTACCATTAGATCCAGACAACACAGATTACCAAAATATTCAAAAATGGGCCGCGATCGACGGCAATAACATTATCGACAACGGAGCGTAGACCATGTTTTTTGGCGCTGCTGCTTTTTCCGAAATACCTTTTGCAACTACTGTTCCTCTTAATGCACATATTACAGCTACTGCAAATCCATTAACTTTTTCAATTGGTAATGTAAATATTTCTGCAACCAGTATTATTGAAGTTGTTGCAGCTGACCCATTAGATATTACAAGTGTAATGCCAACAGTTACAACGACTGTTAATATTACAGCTAATTCAAATGCATTAACATTAAATCTTGGAGCTTCTGTAATTTCTGGAGACGCAAACATTACCGCTTCATCTAATGCCTTGACTTCTGCGTCAACTCAGCCTACAGTGACAGGATCTGCAGTTGTAAATGTAGAGGCCAATCCTCTATCCTTTACAGTAAATGATGTTGGGGTTATTGTCTGGAACCCAATAATACCAGGACCAACTAATGTGTGGGTAGAAATAAAACCTTACGGAGGAACACCATAATATGGCATCAAGTTATTCAACGGATTTACAATTAGAAATAATGACAACTGGCGAAAAAGCTGGTTTGTGGGGAAGTATTACTAATGACAATTTAAAAATTTTAGAATTAGCAGCTTCAGGATATTATACAGTTAGTATTGCTGCGGGAAATTTAACATTAAACCTAGACAATGGTTCAGCTTTAGGAGATAGCACGGCCACTGGTAAAAATTTAATGATTGAAGTTACTGGAACGTTGGCAGCTAGTAGAATTATTACAATGCCAACTGGCGCTGAAAGAGTTTTTGTTGTTAAAGATAGCACTGTAAGAGGAACTTCTAATTATACAATTGGAGTACAAAATGTAGGTGGAACGGGATCGGGGGTTATACCTCTTCCTGTAGGTGCCACAGCTGCTTTTTATACTGATGGTACTACTTCAAACTCAATGAAGTTATTAGGAATTTTAAAACAAGGTTATGTCACTGTTACTAATGGAAGTAATTCACCTTACACAGCAGTTAATGGTGATGTAGTAATGGGTGTTACAAACTCAGGGGGTGGTGGAACTATTCAAGTTACACTTCCAGCTTCTCCAGTCGCCGGCGATGAAGTTACAATTATGGATACATCTAGTACTGGGGGATTTGCATCTAACCAATGTACAGTCGATAGAAACGGTTTAAATATTATAGGAGCCGCTTCTAATGTAAATTTACAAAATAACAATCAAGCGGTAACTCTTGTATATACTTCCAACGCAACAAAAGGTTGGATATATAAAACTAACACTAACTAAGGAGTTTAATGCTTACGGAAATTAAGTTTGCTCCTGGAATAGACAAACAAGACACTAGTGTTGGTGCGGTTGGTCGTTGGATTGATTCTGATCTTGCTAGATTCAGATATGGTTTACCAGAAAAAATAGGTGGGTGGTCTTCTTTATTAACAGATACTATTGTCGGAGTTGCTAGAGCTCAATATTCTTTTGTTGATAAAACAGGAAATAGATATGTAGCAATTGGAACTGATAAATTTTTACTTATTTATTTTGAAGGACAACTTTACGATATAACTCCTTTTAGAGATAATAATGTAGGGGCTCAAACTACTTTTACATCTTCTACTTTAGCAACAAATAGCACAACTGTAAAAACTTGTACTATTACTACAACATCAGATCATGATTTAGAAGCTGGTGATATTATTTTATTAAACTCTGTAACTCTTCCAGGAAGTACAGGATTAAGTGCAAGTGATTTTGAAGATAAACTTTTTCAAGTTTTAACGGTTCCTACTCCAAGAACATTTACAATTAATTCTTTAAACCAAGCAACTACAGTAGTAAGTACTGGTGGAAGTATGGTTGTTGAACCTTATGTAACAGTTGGTCCAACAGAACAAACTTACGGATATGGATTTGGTGTTGGAAATTATGGAGGTACCGTTTCAGGTGCACAACAAACAACTTTAAATGGTGCTTTGTTACCTGATACCGCTGGAACAGGTGGAGCAGGGACTTCAATTACTTTAACTTCAGTAACCGGTTTTCCAACTGGAGGCGGAACTGTTGCTGTTGAAAACGAATTAATTACATACACAGCAATTGCTGGTAGTAATTTAACCGGGTGTGTTAGAGGAGCTAAAGGAACAGCTACTCCTGGAACTTCTAATGGACAAGCTCACTCAAGTCTTACAACTGTAACCAACGCTACTGATTATGCAGGATGGGGATCAGCTGTGCAAGCATCAACTGTTACTCTTGAACCTGGACTTTGGTCTTTAAGTAATTGGGGTGATGTATTAGTTGCAACAATTGCAAACGGAAAAACTTATACATGGGATGCATCTGCTTCAGCACGATTAAGTGTTAGAGCATCAAGACAAATATTATCTTCAGGAGCCAGTAGTCTTCAAAATTCATCTTATTGGACTGGAACAGGAACTTATACCTCAGCTAATACTTTAGGGGCACAATCTAATGAAACTGCAGGAAATCCTACAGCATCAAGAATGACTTTAGTATCTCCAACAACAAGACACTTAATACATCTTGGAACAGAAACAACTATTGGTGATGTTGAAACCCAAGATGATATGTTTGTTAGATTTTCTAATGCAGAACAATTAAACCAATACACACCACTTGCTACTAACTCTGCAGGTACACAAAGATTACAAGACGGAACTAAAATTGTCGGATCGTTGATCGCTAAAGAAAATATTCTAGTCTGGACTGATAATGCATTGTATACAATGAAATTTGTTGGAGCTCCATTTACATTTGGCTTTGAACAGGTTGGTACTAACTGTGGATTGATAGGTAAGAATGCTTGTATTGAAATTGATGGTGTTGCTTATTGGATGTCTAACAATGGTTTCTTTGCATTTGACGGTACTGTTAACTCACTACCTTGCGCGGTTGAAGATTATGTATTTGATGATGTTGATACAACTAAAGGTCAACAGATTTGTGCAGGTTTAAACAATCTATTTACAGAAGTTATTTGGTGGTACCCAAGTTCTGGATCTGATTTTAATAATAGATCAGTTGCTTATAATTATGGTGAAGCAAAACAACCACCTCTAGGTACATGGTATACAAATACTAATACTAATTTTAATAGAACAAGTTGGATGGATACTTTAATTTATCCACAACCATATGCTACTCAATTTAATAGTACTTTTTCAGGTACTTTTCCTTCAATTATTGGAGAATCGGGATTAGGTCAAACCGTTTATTTTGAACACGAAACAGGTACAGATCAAATTAATCCTAATGGATCTACTACTAAACTTACTTCGTTTATCCAATCATTTAGTTTTTCTTTACAAGCAGAACAGAGTGAAGTATTCCTAGCCATGAGAAGATTTTTACCTAACTTTAAAGTGCTAGCAGGTAGTAATAATATTACAGTTGGAATTACCGACTATCCTGCAACGGATGAAGTTGCTTCAACTTATAGTCCTTTTACAGTTTTACCAACTACGACTCATATTGATACACGTGCTAGAGGACGATATGCAAATTTAAAAATAGAAAATACCAATGCTGGAGAGAACTGGAGATTTGGAACTTTTCAAGTAGACATACAACCGGACGGTAGAAGATAATGACAAAGATTGTAGTAAGATTACCAGAACCTAAAAAAGAATACACAGAGGATAACCAAAGACAAATTAACAGAGCAATTAGTTTAGTTGTAGAACAATTAAACTCTACTTTTTTAACACAACAAAAAGAAGATCAAGAAAGGTTTACGTGGTTTAATGGCTAATATATATAGAAAAGTAAATACTGATTTAGTTTCAGCGACTAATAATACTGCATACACCGTTCCAGATAATTCACGAGCCTTGGTTAAGTCTATTCATGTATATAATAACGGCGCGGGAGCCGCGGATATAACTGTTACTGTTGGAGATTATGCAAG